CTTCGCATAGGGTATGGCTATGTATTTGAGCCTAAACCCCCAAGAAAGGGGTGAATTAATTCATTAAGAATCAGGTTGAGTCATGTTTCCTGCTTCCAGGATCAATAAAGACAAATGTTTTGGGGTCTAAGAATTTTCGAACTCCCCGTGATTTAGTAGGGAGGTAGTAAGGCCTCTAAGCCAAACATTAGTTCTTGCAGTCTACGGTCAATTGGTAGTTGATCGGACCAAGAGCTCAACATCATTCAGATGCCTAACATCTTGTCAAATTTAATAAAGCATAATATTTTAAAAGAGGAAAGATTTCCTTTGTAATAAATTACTAGAAATCCGAAAACCTCATAAGATTTTGAACTTAGGGTAGTGTCACGTCCACACTCAGCTTAGGCAACTCTAGGGTCGCTCGAAGAATGGTTCTGTAATCTACCCAAAAAGGGTCGAAACCGAAAAATTTCAGGCCAAAAGCCTTCTTTTATATCAAGATCTTACATATATTTAATCGCTTTCATTGCTGCACGACCAGCATAATCCATAAGTGCAGGGGTAGCAGCTCGTCCAGCAGCACTTACAATAGAGGTTAACCCAGAGGCACCTGCTATTATATTCTGAAGGACTCGCGACACACCATCCACATTTAATTGGGACTGTGTTTCAGGTCGAAGAGCATTTGTCGTCATTTCCAGAGCACGAATGTCTGATTCTGCCGGCACAAGATCACGAATAAAAGGTCCAACGACTTCCATTAAATGGACTGTCTCATATTCAAATAAAACTCCCGGAAAAGCACCCGTAATCATAATACCCATATAATGAGAATCCTGAATAATACCATTCTCACCGCCAAGTCCAAAGGATATATCGGTATCATAGTTATATTCAGCTTGGACAGCAGGTACATAAGTAAGTACTGCCCATTTCTTTTCTACGGGTAAACGAAAGTAGGATTCATAATTGGAAATTGCAGTCAAAGTTTGTCCACTTAAGGATTGATGACCTGGAACAGTAACCATATTATTTATTCCGCTTCTATTTATATCTGCCCCTGCATACCTAATTCGGACTCCAGATGCTACCGTTCGCATGGTAACAAATTGATTCCCAACGTCTGCTGTTCCATAATCACTATTAGTGTTTATTCCAACAAACCCGGCAGGCAAAGTGCCAGAATTATCTAACAATGTAAAAGTAGTCCCAGGATCGAGAGCCGGATTTGAAAATATTATCAACGGTGGTAAAGTATCACTTGTTGTAGTATAATTATTGGCTAATCGTCGGGGACAAAACATTATTTGACCATTTCCAGCATTTCCCACATTAAAAGTTCCTCTGGAAAAAAAACGATGTCGCCTACTCTTCAAAGAAGGAAAAGAAGGTACACAGGGTAATTCTTGGGGAATTTCTGTAAATCCCATCGGTCGATTCATCCTGGCATTAATAGCATCCAAATATGAAAATGGATTAACTAAAGCTACAGCATAAACCCTAGCACAAGGTGACATTACGACACGATTTGGACCGGTGTTAATTGGGGAAGGCAAATAAATTTGATCACGAATTACTGAATTACGAGAGGAATTGAAAACTGATTCTCCACTCCGCTGTTGAGTACGACGAGCTTTCGCCCGTTTAACCCTAGGCACTCTGCTTTGCTGTCCGGTGGACGCTGCACAATGCTGTTTATAACGCTGTAATCGTTGTTGTTTTGACAAACCAAGTTTGTCATATTTTGCTTTATGTTTGGAGAGAAATTGGGCTTGACTAAGCATTTGAGGGCCTGGATTAGACTCAACATCTCCACATACAGTAAGATCAGGATACCATTGCTTAACATCCTTCAATTTAGACCCGCGAACGGGCTTATCTGAAGAACAATAACCGGTATGAGAACGAGGACCATAGGTATAAAACCTAGATGCCAAGAACTTCAATCGGCCCTCACTCCTTGGTGAAGGAGTTTTGGGTCCAGGATTTCCTTCTACATCACCATCTGTCACAAGATCCTTTTTCCATCCTTTAACCCGTTTAGGGGGTATTTGATAAAGAGGATCATCTCGAAACATAACAAATTTCCCGGCGGCAATATCTTCAAAAACGTTTGAAACGTCTTCTTGTAAATAACCACCAAGAATTGAACCCTGTAAAAGCCCATGAGCTGGAGGGAACAAAGCTAAAGGTTTGAGACTTTGTTGTAAAACTGCCCAAAATTCAGTGAATTTCTCCAATGTAATTTCGGAATCAGTAGGTGTAATTTGTTTCTGGGAACGAAACACGACATAAAAAGCAACTATGCGGGCACAAGCCTGCTGTGCTGCCTTTTTATCGGGAGACCGTTGTATTGTTTTATATTTCTTTCCAGAGTAAGTAAAGGTTGCCTTACATTCCCAAGTAGGGATATGAGACATACCTGAAGCTTGAAATTCGTATGGTTGTAAATCAAGAGGTTGTAAACCCTTTGATTGTGCACCTTGACGATACTCATTAAGAAACCCAACATAATTACAACCCAAAAAACAACTACCACCAGGCATTGTTTTGGAAAAAGCAACCGTTTCCGGAAGCAAATCCCATGCAGGGGGGCAGAAATCATCTTCTGACATGATGTAAGTAGATTTGATCTTACTTAAATTTTTATTAATTTTTGTGTCAATAGTAGGATTGACACCATTTTGTTGTGGCGTTTGTGTATTAATAGAACACTCCGCCATTTTACGATTCAACTTCTTTGTATTAAATTGCATCATATATTTTTTAAAACCTACCTCCTTCCGTGATTCAAGAGAATCAGGTGAAAAACTTAAACACCTGGTTACTAATGATTCCTTACTCCCATAGCTTTCTTTATGGTAGGTTTCCCTACCCAAGACTAAAACATTGGGATTATCAGAAGCATCTCTTATCTTCATAAGCTTAACTTTCATAAAATCATTTTGTATTTGTTCTCTATATCTAGTAAGAAACCAACCAGTATAATTCCGAAGAAAAACCTGGACAACTATCTCACTATCAGATTCACCTAAACAAACCAAATCATGTAGAGCACAAAGTGAAGAAGCAATTATATCAGGAGTTTTATCTTTCAAACAATGGGACACCGAAGTGGCCAATTTTCCAAGACGAGCTTGTGGTATCCATGCCTTCTTCTTTTGTGAATAATGGGCTGTTGAACCAAGAAACTCTAATCCTTCCATTGAATGACTAACCTTAAAGGCTTTTTCCTTGACAGTTAAATTAACTTCCTTATAACATTGTCTAACAAAATCTTCATAATCCTTTTGAATAAATCCTTGAGGAAAGAAGAAATCTTCATCCAAAGTACCTAAGATATCATCACCATATATTGAAAATATTACGTGGTCTATTATCTCTTGATAAGTTGGAAACCTGTTATAAGCTTGTAAAAATAATTTTATTAAAATATGAAAAGTAATCTGAGTATGAGACCAACAATTATCAACAGTGGTATTATTAGAACCACTATTGTTGCCGGATAAACGCTGAAATAATTCTCCATCAG